AGAGTAATCAAACTCTGCTCACCACTTGAAAGAATTATATTATGAATTTAGATCAGTTAAAAGAAGAATCAAGAAAAGACCTTATTATTGAAAATGAGGAACAACTTGGTTCTGAATCCCTTAAAAACCAAAAAATTAAATTAAAATATCTTGACCAGAGGTCGAGATTTCAATTGTTGTTACAGAAAACCAATGGCGAATATCAAAGAATGTATCGACAAAAATGGGAATATTATGGTGGTAAAGCTGATGCTAAAATTTATGTGACAAAACCATTTGACCTAAAAGTTTTAAAAAATGATTTAGCAATGTATATTAGTTCAGATGAAGAAATTATTCAGCTGATGGATAAGATTGGTTATTTAGAAACTGTAATAAAATATCTTGAAGGAATTATCAAGTCAATTGATAATCGTGGATGGGACATTAAAAATACAATAGAATGGAAGAAGTTTGAAGCTGGGATGATTTGATGAATTTAGTAAGTGATTACGAAGAATCAGCCCCCCTGCAAAATGTTCATATCTAAAAAAAATGAAGTTTACTTAATTCTAAGTAACTTAGAATTATCAACATCACAAGAAATATCAGAATTTTTTACTTTTGAAGTTCCAGGCTTTAAATTTATGCCCATGTATCGTAATCGTATGTGGGATGGTAAGATACGGTTGTTCAGTCCAGGCTCCGGTGAGATATATGTAGGACTACTCCCGTACATAAAGAAGTTTTGTGATAGAAATAATGTTGACTATATAATAGGAGAAGGAGTTGAAGATGATAGGGATGTTGTACGTGAGGTTGTTAGAGGGTTTGTCAAATCGCTCAAACCAAAATCTAAAGGAAAGTCACTTAAAATTCGTGACTACCAAATTGATGCTGTACACCATGCCATTGCCAGAAATCGTGCTCTTCTTGTTTCTCCTACTGCTAGTGGTAAGTCATTAATAATATATGCACTAGTCCGTTATTATCATATGATGGGCTTGAAAACTTTGATACTTGTTCCTACCACCTCTCTTGTGGAACAGATGTACACTGATTTTGAAGACTATGGATGGAGTTCCGGTACATACTGTCAAAAAATATATCAGGGACATGACAGAAAAGTTACCAGAGATGTTGTGATATCAACCTGGCAATCCATCTACAAAATGCCGAAGAAATATTTTGAACAGTTCGGTTGTATAATTGGTGATGAGGCTCATCTATTCAAAGCAAAGTCTCTCACAGGTATAATGACTAAGTTGCACCAATGTAAGTACAGGTTCGGTCTTACAGGGACGCTGGACGGTACTCAGACGCATCAACTAGTACTAGAGGGGTTATTTGGTGCAGTTGAAAATATAATAACAACAAAGAAGTTGATAGACAGCAAAACTCTGGCTGACCTGAAAATCAAATGCATAATTCTAAAACACCCAAATATAAGAGAGAAAATGGCGTATGCAGAAGAGTTGCAATATCTTGTTGGGAATGAAAATAGAAATAAGTTTATACAGGATTTGCTGCTACATATAGATGGGAACACTCTTTGCTTATTTCAGTTAGTAGAGAAACACGGTCAAATATTATATGACCAAGTAAAAGATGCAGTGAAGGACCGTAAGGTATTTTTTGTTTATGGAGGAACAGATGCAAGAACACGAGAAGATATTAGAAGTATTGTTGAAAAGGAAAAAAAGTCAATTATTATTGCGAGCTACGGTACTTTTAGTACTGGTATTAATATTAGGAATATCAACAATATCGTGCTCGCCTCTCCATCCAAATCTAAGATTAGGGTGTTGCAATCCATCGGCCGAGGGTTGCGTCTTAGCGAAAGCAAGTCTTCCATTCTAGTGTTTGATATTGCTGATGATATGACATATAAAAGAGTGCGTAATTTTACACTTACTCACTTTATGGAAAGAATAAATATCTATGCTGAACAACAATTTGTATATGAGATAAGTAAGGTAAATCTAAAATGAATGCACCAATATCACATAAAATCATGAAACTCACAAATGGTGAAGAAATTGTTTGTCAAATGGACGATAAGATTGTCAACGATGAATATCAACTAAACTATCCTCTTAAAATTGATGTTCGGCCACAGATGACTAAAAAGGGTGTTGTGGAAGCATTAAACCTTAGTCGTTGGGTTGGTTCATATACAAGCCAATCTTTGTTTTCGGTAAAAACTGAACATGTTCTGTTAGTCGCAGAAGCTTCGGAGGGATTGTGTAGATATTATGATCATGTGGTAGAAGAGATAAAGCGAATTGAAGATAAGTCCATCACCAAAGCTATAGCTATAGATGATTACCTAGATGATATTGACGATGAAGATGTATATGATGAACTGTTGGATGAATCGTTAACTAGTGATGATACAATTCATTAAAAAGTCTACATAGCCATTTATGCATAGTTTTTTGATTTGTCAACCCCCTTTTGGTACTTGACATTATTGTTTCTATAGTATATACTGTAATAATGTTTGGTGGTATAAGGAGCGATTATGAAAAAGAAATCCAAAGGCGTACATTATGTTGATAACAAAAAGTTTCTTGAAGCTATGGTTGTATTCAAGGACAAATGTAAACTTGCAGAAGAGGCAGGGAAAGAACAACCGGCAGTATCAAATTATATCGGGGAGTGTTTTTTAAAGATTGCAACACATCTTTCTTTCCGACCTAATTTTATTAATTATACATATAGAGATGATATGATATCTGATGGCATTGAAAACTGTTTACAATATGTTTCAAACTTCAATCCAGAAAAATCAAAGAACCCATTTGCTTACTTTACGCAAATTATCTATTATGCATTTCTTCGGAGAATTGCAAAAGAGAAGAAGCAAACTCATGTCAGGAATAAAATGATAGAAAATTCTCAATATGAGGCTTGGACAACAATGGAGGGTGACGATGCAGCAACATATCATGTTTCTGGATTTGACCCAATTACAATGCTTCCAGATGAAGATGTATATAAGCCGAAAAAGAAAGTGGTGCCCAAGACCAAAGGGTTAGAAAAATTTATGGAAGAAGAAACTTAATTTGCAGATAGCAATTATTACTGATACGCATTTCGGTGCAAGAAATGATAACTTAAATTTTAATGAATATTTTTACAAGTTCTATGAAAACATTTTCTTTCCCACTTTGAAAGAACGAGGGATTACAACATGCATTCATTTAGGTGATGTTGTAGACCGCCGTAAGTATATAAGTTATCGTATTGCATACGATTTCCGTAGCCGTTTCATCTCGCAATTCCAAAAGTTTGGTATTGACTTGCATGTTATTATTGGCAACCATGATACCTATTACAAGAACACCAGTGAAATCAATTCCATGGATGAACTTGTTGGGAGGGATAGAGTATGGATTTATTCTGAGCCAACGGTGAAGGAATTTGATGAGGTTCCTATTCTGTTTATGCCATGGATTAATACAAACAATTATGGCACAGCCATAAATTCTTTGGACACAGCAAAGACGGACCTTCTTATGGGACATTTAGAAATAAATGGTTTCCAGATGCATCAGGGACAATATTCAGATAATGGACATGAAAAGGAACTCTTCCGTAAGTTCGATACTGTTTTTAGTGGACACTTTCATCATAAGTCAGATGATGGCCAGATTTATTATCTGGGTTCTCCATATGAAATGACTTGGGCAGATTATGATTCCCCTAAAGGATTTCATGTCTTTGATACGAACACAAGAGAACTGGAACGCATTGTAAATCCCTATACTTTGTTTGAGAAAATTTATTATGATGATACTATAAATGATTATAGTCATATGGTTGGACCCACTGGCACTGTTTATGATTTTGAAAAATATAAGGATAAGTATGTTAAATTAATTGTGGTTAATAAAAAAGATTTGTATCAGTTTGATCAATTCGTTGATAAGCTTCTTGTTGCTGATGCACACGATGTAAAAATCATTGAAGATTTTTCAGAACTGGATGCAACAAATGTATCGGATGACATTGTAGAGAATACAGAAGATACCATGACTTTACTTGAAAAGTATGTTGATGAATTGGATGTTACTCTGGATAAAACTAGACTCAAGAATACCATGAAGTCATTGTATAATGAAGCACAGGATTTAGAATTTTGATTGAATTTAAGTATGTTCGCTGGAAGAATTTCCTTTCTACCGGCAATCAATTTATAGAGATACAACTAGACCGAAATCCCACTACACTTGTTATTGGTGAAAATGGTGCAGGCAAGTCTACGGTACTTGATGCGTTGTGTTTTGGCTTGTTCGGTAAACCTTTCAGGGGTATCAATAAACCACAGTTGTTAAATTCTGTGAACAATGCTGGTTGTGTTGTAGAAGTAGAATTTAAAATTGGCACAAAGAATATCAAGGTGGTTCGTGGTATCAAGCCAAACATCTTTGA